TATCCCCTTACCACCAATAGGATTCTGTAAACTATTGCATTTATCGCACCATGCAGCAGGAGTTACAGATCTTAATTCGCCGCCTTCTAGTCTGGCGATTAGTCCGTCTTTTATTATTTCGACGTATCCCATCACGTATTACCTGCCAGCATATCGTCCACGTCTGCACCGGATTTAGGCGATACAGTAAAAGCAGGCTTTACGGGTGGCACCCATTTACCATTGGCATTTAATTTATACCATTGAGAATCGCAGCCGCTAGCTTTACCCATTATGCAGGTATAGCCGTAGTAATCTCGCCCGTTTTTAGATCCTTGCTTTAGGGCCATTACACCATGATTACAGATAGGAGCCTTTTCTATCTCGCCAGCGCCCATACTTTCTGATATATCGGCTAACTGTTGAGCTAGTGGTACTACAGGCTTTGAACCGGCAGCATAATCAGACTTGATAGGCTCATGGCTTAAACGTTGGACCTTTTCCATATCCTCTTTAGTAGGCCTTTTATCTACAGCTAGTAAAAGCCCTGCGCACCTTCCATAACTGCTAGTAATACAGTTTTCTACCCAGAAATCACGATTAACGCCACGATCTGATCTAGCTTCATAAGCTACATCTACGGCTGCAGCGTTTATATCGTTTATATCTCGATAAATTTCTGTTACTGCATATACATAACCTTTATCGTGATCGATCTTTAACTCCCTTATATTAAATCTGTTCATAGGGTAGTTATCGTGAACCCTTTTTATCCTTGATGCAGCCCCTTCATAATCATTTAGGTTAAACATTTTGAGCGGCCCTTTCTGCTGCTTTCGCCTGCATTAACTTGCGGCCAGTTTCCATCTGATCTACTAGAGGCCAGACTGATCCATCTGCCATCGTAGAAATATCTGCTCTATGAGTTTCGCAATAGGCTCTTTCATTTTGTTTACCTAGATGAGTTTCAGATATGCAGATTATTACAGCTTGTACTTTAGCTTTAGGGTGCCAGTCGTCCTTTAACCTGCCCCATTGAGCCTTGCAGTAATCGCAGTATCTACCTGCCGGCGCCTTAGTTATCATTAGACACCATCTTGCGCCATTTAGCTGAGGTTAAATGCGCCTCGCGCTTTCCATCTTTGTAGCCGATGGAATAGAAGTAACTTGCCACGCATACGGCCAGCATTAGATAGACCGCATATTCAATATATTGCATTTTAGCCCTTACTACCGATAACCCGACGTTACCGATAATAGAAGGGTAAGGCCCTGCACCGACAATAGGCAAGGACCGACACGCGATTAATCCCTGTGTAGCATCATTTCGTACAAAATTTCTACTTTTTCCTCTAGCCTATTTACGGCATCTTTCATCGAACTACCTGAATTTTCTTTAAGCTCTACTAGGTAATGCTTTACTAACCATCGGATCGAGCCGACGTAAGCCACAGTAATCGAGCACATCGCGACAATTACGCCAGCCCAGTCCGAAGGGTTCATTTATTTAGTACGGCCGAAGGCTTTATCGTTAGTATTTAACCAGCGTAGGATCACTGGGATAGTAGCTGCTAGACCTGCATTTATACAGATCTTCCAGCTTACGACTTCATAAGTCATATAGCACGTTAATGCGGCTGTAGCAAAAGATCTCGCCCATGATGCTAGCATTAATTTTGCTTTTTCTAGGTTCATACTTTTACCTCTATCTTTAGGTTTAGCTTTGTTATTAACGCTTCTACTCTCGAAGGCGTTAAATCTATTTCAAAATGCATTTCGTCTTTTCGGTGTAAATAATCACCACCCCAACGCAGGCCAAATTTTTTAGCTAGCGCTTTAATCATTGGTACCTTCTCTGGTGGAAAAGTACCTATCGCGTTTAATGGGTGTTTAGGAGCGTTTAGATCTATGGCAGTACCGGAGCTATGATTACTTAATTTATCTGCGCTACCCCTTATATTTCTAAATGCGTATCCCCAGTCGTCGAGTGCGCCTTCATCTATTGGCTCTATTAGCTTATGAAACTCAGCCGCGAAGCCGATCAATAGGGGAGCGCAGGCACTAGCGCATCGTAATTTAACCTTCGTACCCGGTACTAGATAGCTCTTAATATCTATCTCGTCCGGATCTTTAGAAGCCGTCCAGCCGTTATGGCTGGTTAATTTCGTGCTCTGCATTATCACACTCCCAACGGTAAATATTTGTATTAAGTATTAATTCATCATGTCCACAATTAGGCATAGGTGCTATAAATGCATCATTAACTTCATCATATTTATAACCTATACCAGCATAGTTATATCTAATTTTATTATTATATGAAGTGCGCTTACATGTTTGGCCTCTAAAATTACCATACCAAGTTTCAGTATCTAATCCTTCAATAGTTTGTGTTTCATCAATACCTACTATAACTTCAGTAACTATTCCATCTGTAATAAATGCGTAATGCGCCATTATGTCCAGCTCACATTTCCAGTGCCGGCAGTTATTGTGGCTCTTTTATAACCACCACTCGCAGCACTTTCTGTACCAGTTAAACCTGCTCCTATAGAAATTGTTTTAGTATCAGAGTATCTAAGTATTACTACACCTGAGCCACCTGCACCGCCGTTGGAAGATACATAAGCTCCACCGCCACCGCCGCCGGTATTAGCAGTACCATTTGTACCAGCACCAGTCGATGAACCATTACCGCCGCCGCCTGAACCGCCTGTACCTGCAGTTTGACCGATAATTCCACCGCCGCCGCCACCGCCATAAGTTACAGACGAACCAGTAATAGAAGTTGCTACACCGTTACCACCGTTACCACCTTTATTTACAGTTGCAGTCGTACCTATTGCACCAGCACCACCACCGCCGCCAGCTGGACCGATACCTGCTTGTGGAAAATTAGCGCCGCCGTCGAATCCTTGATTAGCTGTACCTGTACCGCCTACAGTTGGAGTACCCGGACCATCACCACCAGCACCACCGCCTGAACCGCCTGAACCGCCAATAGTGGCAGGTAAAGCACCAAAGCCACCACCAGTAGAAGTAATAGTAGAAAATACAGAGTTGCTACCTTGTACACCGGTTGTCTGTGTTGCACCTAAACCGCCAGCTCCGCCAGCTCCAACCGTAACAGTATAATTAGTAGATAATAAAAAAGTTAGTGCAGACTCTAATGTACCACCGCCACCAGTTGCCGTAACTGTGCAACGTAAACCACCAGCACCAGCACCACCTGAATAATTACCAGAGGCGCCGCCGCCACCGGCTATTACAAGATAATCCACAGTATTAACCGCAGGTGCGCCTGAACTGTTAATAGCTGCAACAATATTACCGATCATTATGCAACTGCCCCAACTACATACCAAGTATTAGCAGCTGTTTTAATACACACCGCAGATTTATACTGAGCAAGGGTTGGCGAAGCCGCTACTGCACCAGCACTTAATACGGTGGTAGTACCTGAGCTTACTGCGCTAATAGTTACTACTCCGGCACCTATACTTAAAACCGTAATCGCTGTCCCTATTGGAAATGCTACAGAAGCATCTGTAGGTATTTTAAATGCTACTGCTGTGGCTTTATTCATTATCTGTAATACCTGATATTGGTCTGCGAGTACTGCTGTGTAATCTACTGTATTAGCAGCGCCTACAGTAAAGGTTACTAAACCATTAAAAGTAGCTGCTGTTAAAACATCGCCAGTTACGGCTGGTAATCCTGTTGCCATTTTTTACCCCTTAATAAGATAGTACATTTTGATTTAAGACACCGTAATCTACGTTGCCAATTATAAACCCATCGATAACATTTTCGAGCGTTGTAAAGGTAGTTTTCCAGTTATTCGGCGATATATTCATACGTACGCCGAAAATCTGTAGAGTTTTTTCTAGCAAGGATCCGCCCGGCTGAGTGGTAATTACAGTAATTGGATCGAAGAAATCAAGATCTAAAGCCGCAATTATGCCTGTATCGTAATTAGGAGTGTATAAATCTAGGACTATGGCATCGCATCGGATACTAGTTTCCGCTCTACTGGCGGTATAGGCTAAAGCGTAATCTAGCGCTACGGAATCTGTTTGCATAAGTAAATTGTCCTGAAAATAACTATGTAAAAAATACTTAGAAATACTAGCCGCATTTTCGGCTATTTGAGGTGTGCCACCTGTTCTAGTAACAGTAGATTTATTAAATATAAGCGTATCGTTAAGAATCCAAGCAGCATTAAAATAAAGAATACCCGTACCATTATCTGCGAAAACTGTAGGTGTACCGGCAATAGATGAGGTAGTTAATAATCGGTCCTGAAACACGAAAGAGCCGGTAGCATCTACATATAAAGCCCCGTA